CTGTCGTTGTATAAAATACTAGGATTTTTTGTTATCTCTAAGTCTCTGTGATATAAATTACAACCTGGAATATTACCTGTTAAAACGTGTTCTGGTATAAGAGGTGTTTCTGGTATATCTATCTTCGGTATTTTTATTTTAGGTACTTTTATTTCACTCATCTTTATCTACATTGCCAATAGAAATAGACCAACCATCTTCTCCAAAAGTACCCTTTTCTATAATCTTTGGTTTCTTTGCTTTTTTATCCATTTCTTCATGGTATTTCTTTATATCATTGTCTAATTCAAAATTGAATCTCTGCATACGCAGCCAATGAATTAATTTATCTATGTAGTATTTAACTAGCTTTTTTATAAATCTAAAGATCATTAATCGTAGGCATCTCTAGGAAGGTAAACTTCTACAAAAGAATGACATTTAGGACAAGAAAGATTAGTTACTATACTATATTCTCCAGACATCACTGGATAATCTTCGCCATCCATATCATGGTCACCACCCCAAATTAGTTCAGTTTCACAATGCCAGCAATTCATTTGATAATTGGCATAGATGGACCTGTCATCTTAGGTAAACCATTATCTAATATTTTTGGCATCATGCCTTGCACATTACCAAGAATCTCATTCATTACTTTGGATTTAAACTGTTCCGAAGTTACATACCTATAACCTATGTATCCTGTAGCACTCATTGAGGCTACCATTACAAATGAAACAATGCTCAAAATTTGACAGATGCGATTTAGCATTTATTTAAAAATTGTTATGTTATTGCTAATTATAGGTATAGCACCAGCTTATGTCATGGCAGGAATAACGCACAGAAAATTATTTAACACCATTAAGTCTGCTTGATCTAGTCTTACACGCACCAGAGCAATAAATTCTACGCTGTTCCATAGTATTGAAACAAGCACCGCAAACAGGGCAATGTTTTATTAATATTCCCTCTACTTTTTTACGTTTTTTTCCTCTGTCTGCTCTTTATCAAATTCTTTTAATAACAGTTGGTATGCCTGTACTCCACCTTCAAGTCTTAAGATATATTGTTTTTGGTTTATAATTTCTTGCTGCCATTCAAGAATCTGCTTTTCAATAATTTGTTTCATTAATATTTAGTTTTTCCTAGTATAACTGCAGCATCTTGTTCTGTGAAATCTTCAGTTGTCCAAATGCTAGTCGTACCATCTTCTTTCTTGTAAGCCTTAATAATTTCAAGATGCTCAACATTTCTTTTCATCTTATCTTTCTGTTCATCTGTCAAAGAAGATAAAGCAGCAAGGTTATTAATTACAGTTACGCTATCTCCAGCGTTAGTAAAAATAGTTGCGATTTCATCAGTGGTACGTTCAGCCATTTGATCCAAATGTTATGACTTCTATTGTAAGTCTTTGTATAAATTTGACAAGATTTAAACAGGCTTTGTAGGCCAAGTAATATTAGATGGGTCTGTTTGTTTTGTAATGTTACGCAATGCTTGGACATAAGTATCAAGATCACTTATTGCATCAGTAGTTGGACTGATACCTTGACGAGTTTCACTTAAATAACGTGAAATACGCCATTCAAATTCATTTATTTTTTCATCACGTTCTATACGAACATCTTTCCATAGTTGGTCTTTTTCAGCTTGTATTTCTTCAGTAGTCTTATTTGATATTACCCATGCAGTACCATCCCAAGTTGCTTTTTGTGTTGTTGTATCATGTACTGGTGCGAAACCAGCATATACATAACCAGCATCTTCTATTTCTTGACTAGAAAATGATGATGGGTCTGTGCGTACTTGACCATTAGAAAGATATATTTTAAATGGCAATTCTTTTGGTTCCGCTTTGTTAAGTGAATAGAGCATCATGCAATACCTATATAAAGAGTGTCATCAGGGTTATTTTCATTACCTGTTCCTGATCCACCCGGCATACAATGTGCAATGCGAATGATTTCACCACCAGAAAAATTATAGGCTGGACTTCTGCAAACAACACCAGAAAATCTTGTTGAACTACTTGCTTCACGATATATATAATGCGTATCTGTTGCTTGTGCAACAACCGCATTGCCCGGTGATGGAAGAATTGTACCTATACCACTATCTACACCGTTTTCTGAAAAATCACTACTTATTCCGTCAGCTGCACCTGTACTAGAAGAACCTGTACTAGACGCTAAACTCCATTTACTTGTACTAGTTCCCGAATGAATATCTGAACCGTATGTGGCTGCTGCGGCGGCTTGCAAGGTTTCTGGGTAGCCTTGAACTTGAGTACCAAGTACTTGAGTAGCAGAACCTTTGTTTTGCCAGCCTTGACTTGTATTACCTGACCAATTCCAAGATTTAAGAAGGCTATTTCCTGCTGAGTTTAAAATTTGTATACAAGCAACAGCAATATCCGCACGAAAAGTTGTACCTGTAGGTATGCTTATTTTTTGTCCTAAATAAAGACGAGCAGATCCGCTATAAGTAGCTGGCACAGAAACATCAGCCACATCATAATTACCATCATAGTCACTTGAACCACCCATAAAAGCATTTGAATCAATATGTCTATTACTAAATTCAACAAAGCCTAATGTAGGGTCAGTAAAAATTTCTATTAAAGGAGGCCATCGCTCTTCCGCCTTATGTTGTAATTGCGCTTCAAGATCATATACACCAATAGCTCCAGTTACTGCAGGGTCATTATCACCTTTTCTTATATAGTTACCGTTATAGTATCTCATTAGCTTATTTCTTCATATGAGCAGATTGCTTGTAAATCACTTGCTGCACTTGCTGAAGCTCTAATTTTATCGTTTTCTTCTAGATAAATTTGTGTTTCTTTTGAAACTACAATTAAGGTTGTTTCAGCTGGTACGTCAATATTTTTTACTAAATGAAAATCATTTGAACCACTTTTTTGTAAAATTACCTCACATGAAGCAGTATTAGTACCATCAACATTAGAAATTATTAAAGAATTAATTTTAAAAACTTTATTACTTGATGCAGCATTAGCGACTAAATCAGCAACAGATGTTGTTAACGCAAGACCAACAACTTTACCTGTAACAGTTGATAAACCAGCAATATTTGGAGCAGTCATAATTTCACCATTTAACCAAAGACTAGCACAAGTGCAGTTGATTGAGCCCGACTTAAACCACTACCACCACCACCACCGCCACTTGCTGCGGCAAATCCAGCTTCACCGTTTGCATCTACAGTTAAAACGTGTCCGTTTGTAGGCGTACCACCGTTATCCTTTAGAACTACATTTATACCGGGGATTCTAAACTTAGTAATATTTGCATCACCTAAAGTTATTTCATTATCTACGGTGTTACTACTAGGCTGTGCGTTATGACCGATAGCAATACAATTATCACCAGAAGTAAAAGTACCGCCTGCATCATGACCTATAAATACGTTATCTATACCAGTATCTATTGCATCACCTGAGTAATAACCAATACAAACATTGTCACCGCCAGTAGTAATATTACGCAAAGCTCTAGTTCCAATTGCAACGTTATTACTTGATTCACTATAATTTTCCATAGCTTTTTCGCCCAAAGCTAAATTATGGCTTCCGTTTATAGTTCCACTACTTGCTCCCTCCCCTGCACTATATCCAATAAAAACATTTGAAGAACCGCCGAGAGTTCTGCGACCTGCATACACTCCAAAAGCCATATTTTGACTTGTATCAGTCACTTTAGAAAGTGCTTCAACTCCCACTGCACAATTAAAATCACCAGAAGTTTGGTCGTTTAAAGCATCTTTACCAATAGCTACTGTTAAATTATTACCATCATCTGCTGCAAGCGTTCCAGTGCCTAAACCAATAGCTTGACCACTGTTTGCAGTATTCGCATCAGATAAATCATTTATTTCAGATGCGCCGCCACCACCGCCTGAAGCTGCTGCAAAACCAGCCTCTCCATTAGCGTCTACTGTTAGTACGTGTCCTTGTGTTGGCGTGCCTCCATTATCTTTAAGAATTACATCTATACCAGGAATCCTAAACTTGGTAATACTTGAGTTACCAAGAGTAATTTCATTATCAACGTCTACTGCACTAGATACTGCATTATAACCTACTATTATATTGTTATCGCCCGTAGTTAAAGCTCCACTTCCGCCAGATCCATAGCCAGCAAAGTTTCCTAATAACGTATTTTGAGCTCCAGAAGTAACACTGAAGCCAGCCGCCCTTCCGCAAGCAGCATTTTCATTTCCAGAAGTTTGACTATATAAACTAGAAGTACCTAAAGCAACACTTCCTGTATAACTAGTACCGCTAAAACTATATAAAGCATTAGCACCAACAGCCACGTTATTTGTGCCGTCATGTGATGTGAACAATGCTTCACTACCAATAGCTGTGTTACTACTGCCTGTTGATAATCTGCCTGCTTGCTTTCCTACAAAAGTTTGATTTTGGGCAGAACTACCATTTACCCCTCCAGCGTCATAACCAACATATGTTCCGTTTGTACCCGTTCCACCACCTGCTGAATTACCAATAGCTGTTATATAATCTTGTGTTGTGTAATTATCTCCAGCACCAGTTCCTACAATCGTGCATCCTGTACCGCTAGTTAAAAGAAGGCCAGCATTAGCTCCTACTATTGTGTTGTTTTGGCCTGTAACGACTTCTCCAGCCCTATGTCCAATAGCGGTTAATCTAGCTGCTGTAGTTATAGATTTACCAGCATCCTTTCCCACACAAGTTGACTGATCCCCCGTAGTGATTGCAGTTCCAGCGTTCTTCCCAAATAATGTATTACCTTCCGCATCTGTACCACTAAAAGAATCTCCTGCATTTGTTCCAGCTACAGTATTATCTTGGGAATCTGATGTTACGCCACCACCACCACCTGATTCAGCAGCCCATTCTAAACCTGTTGCAGTACTGCTATTAGCTTTAAGAACAAAACCATCCGTGCCAACACCTAAAGCAGTAGGATCTCCTGAACCATCTCCAACAAGAAGTTCACCCTTGCCATCAAGGTCGCTGTTCATAATAGCTCCTGCAGCATCTACATTAGTTGCATCAGTTACATCAGCACTAGCTTCTATACCATCTAACTTAGTGTGGTCTGCATCTGTAAAAGCATTTGTATCGCTTTCACCTTCGTATAAACTTTTAATTTCTGCACCAGTTTGATCCGCAGTGGCATTACTCTCTATTCCATCAAGTTTTGAATGATCTGCTGTTGTAAAGTTTTCATCAGTTTGTGACGCTACAGCAAAATCAATAGTCCCATCGGCATCTTGGTACGTTACTGTAATACCTGTTTCAGTATTACCTGTAAGCATAGCTCCTACGACATCCTGTATTTCTTCATCTGTCTGATCAGCAGTTGCGTTAGCTTCTACTCCTGATAACTTAGTTTTCTCTGCATCAGTGAAAGCATTAGTGTCTGAATTATTTTCATAGGCAGTTTTTATTTCCGCATCCGTTTGATCTGCGGTGGCTGATGCTTCAATTCCGTCTAATTTTGTTTTATCTGCTGCACTCATAGAACCAGCATCACTTGTTGTAGCAGCCGAAATGCCTATGGCTGGTGTTGTACCACCGCTTGAGGTAATTGGTGCTGTACCACTAACACCTGTAACTGTTCCTGTATTTGTTGTAAACCCTGCACCATTAGTTAACTGATTGTTATTGGTAGGAATTGTTGGTTTATTTTTTATAAAAGCATCATTTGTATTATCAGTTTCATTAAAATCAGCCTGTACATTTACTTCGGCTCCTGTTGCTATTCCAGTTAATTTAGTTTTTTCCGCATCAGTAAAAGCGTTAGTATCTGAATTTGCTTCATAAGCTGTTTTTATTTCTGCATCTGTTTGGTCAGCAGTTGCACCATCTTCTACGTTTATCATGGTGCGTAAATTTGCTGGTGTTATTTCTTCAACAACCCCTGCACCGCTAGAATCTCTACCTAAAACTCTGTCTGTTGCTGATACGTCTTGCATCTTGGCATAAGTTACAGCGTCATCGGCAATAGTTAAAGCAGTCGAACCAGTGACATCACCTGTATGGGTTGCGTTAGTGACTTTAGCTGTATTTGCTGCTATTTCGGTATTAATAGAGTTTGCTAATTTATCAGCAGTTATCGCATCATCAGCTATTTCAGAAACTGTTAACTTATCAGATTGTAAAAGAGTTTTTATTTCTGCTGCTGTCTGATCGTCTTTTGCTCCACTCTCTATACCGTCTAATTTTGCTCCATCTACAGATAAATCTCTACCATCAACAGTTTCAGAACCTGACATAACAATGTCACCTGTCATTGTACCGCCACCTAAAGGTAATTTAGTTCCTATTGAGTTGGTAACAGTAGTGGAAAAGTTTGCATCATCTCCAAGAGCCGCAGCAAGCTCATTTAAGGTATCAAGTGCTGCAGGAGCAGAATTAACAATACCAGAAACTTCAGTATCTACATATGCTTTTACTGATTGTTGCGTTGGTACTTTAGTCGCACTATCAGATGACATATTATCCTCATCAACCACAAAACTCATTGCAGCAGTTGTTGTGTCAGTATTCATTACCGCACCAGCAGCATCTACACTTGCAGTATCAACCGTTGCGTCTGCGCCATCATTACCAGCTACACCTTGTATTCCTTGAGGACCTTGCGCTCCTGTAGCTCCAGTTGCGCCATCTGCACCAGCTGGTCCCTGCGGACCTGTAGCTCCTGTAGCTCCTGTAGCTCCCTGTGGGCCTTCGGTAGTTACAGTAACTACAGTTGCATTACCTTCTGTAACTGTGACGGTATTAGTAGTCTCACTGACTGAGATAGTATTTTTCTGTTCTGTAATCTGAACACTATTCATGCCGTATAACCCTCCGAAACAAATATAGTGCCTTCTAAATAATATTCTTTTTCATTTGAACCATTTGTAAGAAGAACATCATATTTAAGAACGTCAGGTGTAAATGTAGCGGTTTGTGCATCCGTTAAAGAAATTTTTACTGACCCTGCTGTTCTATCTGTGTAAGTAACACTAAAATCTGCATATTTTGTGGTGCGTGTTTCTTCCCATACCTGTGCTTCAACGGTAAATCCTGTTAAATTTATTGCATTATTATTGCTGTCTTTAAACAACAAAGGAATCGAATGATCTGATCGCCTTTGCAATGTAAAGTTATACGTTCCAGGAGAAATTGCCATTAGCTATAGGGAGAAGCACCAAGAATATCAGTTTTCCATTGTGCTTTTAATGCGTCTGTATCCGAAGCGGCAGCTATACCAGAATCAGCAGGAGCATCTCTTAATGCTTGTTTTTTAGCAACAATATCTGTAGTTGACGCACCTGTTTCTAATGCTTTTTGAAATTCAACATCAAGTTCTTTAAATTTTTCTTCTCTTGCAGCACGAATCTTTGTTTTGTGAATTTCTCTAGCTTTCGCCATGTCAACGCCGAATCCCATAATTTACTCCGTATAAGTCCAAGCGTTCCTGAAACTCCTATCAGTAGGGATTTCAGATTTATCTACAGTATAAACTGTTCTGTCATTAGGACAATCTTTACTTTTTATTTGCTCTAAAGTTAAACCACAATTATCCGCTGGACAAACAATAGAAATACCTCCGTCATCTCTTGTATAAATAAATCTTTTATCTGAATTAGCCATAAGTTTTTTCTTTAATTATATAGTAAGGTTTATCTAATTTCCATGCACATGAACACAAGTTATAAATCTATCAACTTCACTATTGCCACTTGTGATGACTCTAATATCTAATATTGAAGTTGAATGATCTCCATCCCCTTGTATGCCAGTAAATGTAACCATAGTACTATTGTCATTAGCAACACTTCCGCTGAAAGTATAATTAGCATCTGCTAATGCTCCACTAGTAAAGTTTATTGCAAATCTACCTGTTGCAATATCAGTTACCGAATCTACATTATAAGAGGCTCTAATTGTTTTATTAGTACCACTTGATTGTGCATCAAAATTAACCCAGGCTTTAGCTCTACCCTGTGCTACTTGCTCTGGTGTTGAGTTATTAGCACCATTTGTATCTTGTAAATTGTTTACTTTAAGTGTTGAAATTTTTTTATCCTCCTATAGCAATAAAGTAAGCTCTTGAAGGATCATTTTGAAATCCACCAGCACCAGAACCCCCAGAAGTACCATAAAGCATTCTACATGAACCAACAAGTCTTTCTGATTCTGACCCACCTACAAAAGGATGAGTTCCCGAACCTGCTTGACTACCATAAGGACAATAATCAGTTGAATCAAGATTATTAGTAAAAACAAAAGTATAATCTCCTGTACCATTGTCAGTTATTGAACTTACATTGAATGATTCTCCCTTAGTTACTGTACCCGTACCAACAAAAGAACAATATGCTTCGATTAGTCTGCCTTTCTCTATACCGCTACTATTTTTAAATAATGGTGGTGCGGCTGTAAGGCTTTTGATATTAGCGACATTAACTGTAGACATAATTATATATTTAGTTTGTATGCTTCAAAAACATTAAATAAATTAGTATCACTATCAGCTAAAGTTGTATTTATTACAGGATCAACAACAGCCGTTGTATTGCTTTCTAACCTTACTAATATTTTTGCACTCAAATAATCAGTTGTTCCATTCATAGATACAATACCATTTGTAGCAATCGATTGACACCTATATTCAGTGTCATCAGGCATATCATGTTCATATGTAGAAACAACAGTATTTGTATTTTTATATATCCGTAATAACATTCTAACAATTTCAGCACCATTGTTTGAGACTGTTAAATAAACTTGTGAATGTACATGGTAATATCCTGCTAAATTAGGTGTAAATCTATAAGTAGTAGGGTCATAACAACTATTGGTATCAAACTCCTCATTGTTATATTCAATAACTTCTTCATATTCTTTTGAATGACTTGTAGTAATTCCAGTTAATGTTGTTACACTCTGTTCTGTAGTGACAGTTGCCCTAAATGCAGGTCTATTAATATTTGCACCTGTTATTGTTCCATCACCGTCAATTGTTATTGGCATAAATCTTATAACCTTAAATTCATTATATATACTTTTATACTACAGTCCATGTTTCACCTGAACCTACTGTAACTTCTACACCGCTTGATATAGTAATAGGACCAAAACTTCCAGCATTTTTGTTGTTTGTTATTGCATAATTTGTGGTTACTGTTTGGTCATTTTCCCAAAAAACCTGATCTGTCGATCCTCCGACAGCTCCACCAGCTACACCCCAACTTAACGTTCCAGAAGTGTCTGTAGAAATTAAAGCATAGCCAGCAACAGCAGGGTTTGAATTTGGTAATGTTAAAGTTAAATTAGCTCCAAGAGTACTAGGAGCTTTTATACCAACATATTGAACAGAACCACCTGTTGCAGCAGATGTTGGTTCAGAAAATCTAATTTCTTTTTGATTATTAATAGTTAAACCATCTTGATCTAAAAAAGCTATTTCTGCCTGGTTTGCAACTAAACCTAATTGATTTGTACCTTTTTTATATAAACCTGTGCCTGCATCACCTTGATTTAAAGATGGAGCAGATACAGTGCCAGCTGATAATGCTAAAGCACCTGTCATCGTACCACCAGCTTTTAATAACATTCCTAAGTTTGTTTGTGCGACATCCCCTATCTCTGTAAAGCCATCATTTGCTTTATTTCTTATTTTTAATTTTTGCTCTGTATTACTAACTTCATCAATATGTAATTGATATGCACCAAGTCCTACTGTTGGATCTCCACTACCACTTTGTAAACTTCTTAACGCATCAATAACTTGTTGCAGTTTTGTTCTTACCTGCAAACCAGTACCATTATCTACGGCAAATCCTGTTCCTCCTGTTGTATCTACTCTTGCCATTTAATTAAGATCCTTTACCATATCCTAACGCTTGAAAGGAAAATTTCACATCTATTACTGCGTTTGATGAATTTTTAAATACTATATTAAAACCAATACCATTTACATTTTGGTTTGCTGCATTTATAAAATTACCACTTCCATCTTCTTTAATAACAAAGTAAGCACCGCTAGGTAAATCAAATGGAGCAATGCTTATTGAAGGTAAGAAAGCAGTAGTTGATCCACCAATATCACTTGTTCCTGTAAAGAATCTATTAGCAAAAACTATATCGACACCACCAGCTGACGTACCAGATTGGATTGGTGTGCTTACAACATTGCCTGATGATATATATTTATTTTCTACTCTTGACGGCAAAGAAGCATCAAAACCTAATTCTAAAAATTTAATATTTTCATTTGTATCAACAGAAATAAGATCACTTTTAAATTTAAAATATCTGCCAACAAATGAACCGTTTCTTAAGTTTACAAAATCTGTATATGTAGAATTATCGTTTGATGTCTGTACTTTTAATCTACCTTTTAATCTATCGACAGCAGCACCATCAAAATTAGTTCTTAAATCTAAATTAGGAATAGCATCAAAATTATCATTTATATTAAAACCTTCACTTTTAATATGTCTTTTTAATCTTAAATTTTGATAAGCAGCCTCAAGATCAAAGGTATTTGCAAAATCATATGTACCAGTTAAATTATTGGCTGGATTTGTAAGTTGTAACGCACCAGAAACAACGCTCAGATTTGACTTTAATCCGCTAAATGCTGTTTGTTCTCTTTGCTGTTTTATAACAAGTTCATCTTCTGTCTCTGGTAATGCAAATTCAACTTTTGCCTCATTTGCGGATAAATTACTTGCTAAATCTTCAAACTTGATGCTGTAAGTACCAAATAAAGCAGGAACAACAACTTCAGTTGTATTACCATTACTTGAATCTAAATCAATAGAATTACTAAAAGTAGTGCTTGCTAATGATGTAGTGGAATGTCTTATTAAACATCTACCACCGAATATCACATCTTTTGCTATCGCCTGATCCCAACTAAGTCTGACTTGATAATTGTTTATAGGTTCTATTTCTAGCCCAGTAGGTTGTTCTGGTAATTCAGATAACGCATTTACAGCAATATTAGCTTCTGTAGGTGTATTAGATTTTTGACCTAGTGAATTTACTGTATAAAGTCGTATATCGTAAGAACCAGCCTCAAATTCTGTTTGTACAATTTCAAATGTTGTTTCTTGTGTATTTACAAGTGTAAAATTATCTCCATCCCTTCTGTATTGCAATACATAACCCGATGCACCTTCTACTGCTTGCCAATCAATAAATACTTTTGGAACCGCTCTGTTATTTATTACAACAATTTTTTCTTCAAGTGTTAAACCTGCAGGTGGTAACAATATTGAAGTCAGTAAATTAGTACTTTTTGCTGGTAGTTGTTCACCATCTTCTACTGCTGCATATTTACCTTGATTATGACTTATAGCAGAAATAGCATATGTTTTTTTTGAAGTCTCTTTTATATTTATTACTCGCCAATTTGTGACAGATAAACTCGCTGATTCAAAAATATATGGACTATTTACAACAGGTGCAGAAGAAAAAGCACTGGAAACATTAACAACAGTTTGGCTATTTGTATAACTTGATATTGTCCTTGTTTCTACTGTTCCATTACTTAACAAACAGCTAATAGTAGGTGAATCACTAATGTCTGGCTGATTTGTGCCATCTACATTATCAACAGTTATGGCAGTTGTAGTTGCAGCTTTTATAACACCACCTCTTCTTGTTGCTGCCTTTACTCTATCCGCAATTCCAATAATACTACCTACTTGTACAACAGAACCAGCAGCAATATTAGTTTCAAATGCACACGTTTCAGTAGCAGTTTGCTGTGTATTTAAAAACCATTTACCTACTCTTTGTGCCTGTCCTCTTGATGTTGTCCCGAAAGTTCTTATTGTCTTTATATGGTGTCCATATTTTACTATTGCTGCTGAATCTTTTACGGTAACGTAATCTAATTCTTGAGTTACTAAATCTAAATAACTAACATTGATAACAGTAAATCTTGTTTTCCCAGAACTTCCACTGTAAACAAAATTACCATCTACTACATTTGCATTGTTAAATACATAGTCAAAAGAAACTGTATTTGGGTTGGCAAAGTCTTTTGGTGCATCCTGAGATATTTTAATTGTGCCTTCTGAATAAAAAGGCATTGCCCTCATCACAGAACATATATCATTAATAAGTTTAAGAGACTCTTGTTGTGTTCTTATATTTACATTCAGTGAAAATCGTGGTTCTTGACCGCCTTCAGCATTATTTACTAATTCACCACAGTATTCACTTGCTTTCTGAAAAACAAACTTATCTATTGATGCTTCCGGTAAATTACAGCCATATTGTTCTTCTGAAGTTCTTTCAGCATTAGCAATTAATAGGTCGTATAAAATCCATGCTGGGTCGCTTGTCCATTCTTTGTTAGCCTTAAATGATCCATTAAAAGCTCCACTATAAACTATTCTGCCAGTAGCAGTGTCAACTATTGCATTATGAGGTATTTTTACTTTTTTCCCTCTAAGCCTGAAAACTCTTGATGGTAAACTTGGAAATTCCTCTGCACTAAAACGTAATGAAGTATATGCAACATGAGGATAATTATTTTGCTCCTTAAATATTTTAGTAACACCATCTAATCGCATTATATTAAAAGTATTATTATCACCTTCATCATTAAATCTAGACAAAGTTACTGTTATTGGGAAAAAAGCACCAGCTTGCCCTACTGCTGTTGTGTTATAACCAGTAACATCAGCAAGTGTGATGCCGTAATCACGACTGTATGATGATGTGCTTTTACCTTCAACAACATCATTTATAATTGTTTGTTCAGACCCGTTTGTTGGATTTATTTTTATTAAAACTCTGACAGCGGTTGCTTTTCTATTACCTGACTTAGTACTTACTCTAAAAAAACTGTCAAATTTTACTCTTACTCTTACTACATCTACATTTACATCACTAATAGTTACAGATCGTGTTGTAACTGAACCGCCTGCTGGAAAACTTACAACTTGACCAACATCACCACCTGTAATTTCTTGTGAAGGTAATTCAGCACCAGGCAAAATTGTATTATTTGCAGTACCTAATTGAAATAGTAATTTTACGCTTTCATAATTAAAATCTGCGGTGGCTGGATTATTTACATCTGCATCTGCCTGTAAAACTGGTTGGTTATTCATAAACAAATCTTTCAAAAACGCATTTTTATATGCTGTTGATGTCTTATCTGTTTCTCCAATCTTACTAGCTGTTGCACTTCCTTCAATTTCACCTTCACTCAAAATATCAATAAGGGTTATAAAATCTATTGATTTTAAAGATCCACTAGGTAGCTTTGCACTTTGTTGATAAACTAACTCACCACTACTAGATGTAATAATATCGTTAATTGAACTCATGACTCATTAACCACCTGTAAAGTATCTATATTTGCACTAACAGTATTTGTTCCAACTAATGTTTCTCCATATACAATATTAATTGGTACGCCCTGTTTTGAAATATTAGTCGTTCCAGTGAAGCTAAAACTTGGATCTTGTTCGTCTCCACCAAATGAAGGTGGTGTAGGTGGTGGGAATAATAAATCAGAAACTCCTTGCAGTAAAAATGCTGTACCAAGTGCCATATAAGTTGAAGCTGAAATACCTAAAAAAGTTGGTATGAGAGGTATGGTAACTGTTGCAGTTGCTATAGCTGCTGCGCCAAATGCTGCACCAGCGAAAAGAAATGGTAATATTTCGCCATGTACAACAGGTATAATTTTAATATCACTTTCTGTTTGTAAATCTAACAAATCTTCTGTAATTCTTACTTTACCTGCCATGACACAATATTCTTGCTCTTTAATATGATCTGCCACACCTTGAAAATTATGTATTAAAAAACTAAAGGCTTGTCTCGGACTTGCTACATCAATTTCAAACGTAGATTGGCCTATAAATTTTCTTAACCGACCATAAATAGTTAATTTAATCATCTACTTCTAATGGATCTAGTTTAATAATAGATTCTGTCTTTGGATCTACAAGATAAAAAGGCAAATCATTATACTTACAACTAATTTTATCAGTATGACTAAATTCAAACAATCCATCAGGGTGTGAATGTACAATACCTAAAACTTCTCCCTGATCTTCGCCATCTGCCCAATCTATAGGATCTATAACAAAAGATTCTTCTTTATAACTTTTTGATATATTTTTACATTTCCAATATGTATGCTTACCTCCTATATCTAAAACAAGACCACAACATTCTTCTGGATAACACTCTGTAGCGTGTTTATATGCCTCTGTAGCCCATTGATTACAACTCATCAGAAAAATGTACCAGCAGCAGGAAATAAATCTCTTGTAACTATTCTGGCAGGAATTTTTTTATTTTGCATATCTAACTGTCCAACTAACTCAAATTGTACAATCTGTCTATTTTCAACAGATTTTCTATCAATGTAATAAATTCTATCTTGTAATTTATCCGAACTAGGCTGACCAACTGGATCGCTAAAAGGGTTATCGCCATCAAAATTATGGTTATCTAATGCTGATGCTAACGGTAATAGTCTTGTTACTTTTGCATTTAATAAATCATTACCTGGGGTGACAGTATTAACAACATTAAGAAAATCACTCATAGTCATAACTGTTGTATCTTTCGTGATACCACCTAAATTACTGAACGTAAGCGTAGGTCTTGGAATAGTGCCTTTGCTTGTATCTTCAAAACCTTCTGCTTTTACCGCTACTCTTTGATAATCATTACCATTAAATCTTATCTGTCCAAAGTTATTTAGATTAGCACCAGCATGAAACCTAAATATAGTATCTAAATTATTTGGGTTGCCAGTGGGAATATGCAAACCGACAGTAAGTTCAAGTTCATATAGCTCAATAACAGAACTTGGATTTATTTTATTTAGTTCAACAAAAGGAATTGCCATTATGGTTCAAATACTTCTCTAAAAGTACAAGTAAGTGTAACTCTGTTTAAAAAAGGAACAGAAGTAGGATAACTCTGACAAACAAAATTCTTTGTTACGTTTTCATTTGGAACAAGAAAAGTAAATGACGCACCATCTGTAATCCTTGCATTAAGGAAGTTAATAGCAGTTGTAGAATCTGTTTGAGATAAATCAAACTTAAGATTTAAAGTTATAGGATTCTGATTTAGACCTTCTGTTAACCTTTGCTCGAAACCATCTCCAAAACTTATAACATTAACTGCTGGTTCTCTTGTAATGGTGTAATTATATTTAGGATTAGCAATAGGAAAAGCTGCCATTATTCTAATAAACCTCCAACTCGTTTTTCATTAATTATTACAGCTTGAACTGCTGCTGCAATCTGTTCACCAAATTCATTAGCTCTTTGTTGATTACCTTCAACAGAAGAACCAGTAGCATCTACATTTACAACCACGTTTGTAGATCCTCCTAATTGGTGATTAGGAGTTATATGTCCACTAGAACTAGGTGTAAACATTTCAGGACCGCGTTCTCCAACTATGTAACTCTTACCTTTACTAACGGGACCTCCTTCTGCTCTAAAAAATCCACCAATTCCAGGAAGTCCACCAAGAAAAGCATTTACACCAAATCTGATAAGAGATCTTTGTATTTCTGAGAATACACTACGAGCAACATCTCCAAGTGTTTTAGTTCCATTTATTGCACCTTCTATTGCATCAACAAGACCTGTTTCTATTGTTGAAGCGATTCCTGCATATAAAGTATTTAACTTTTCTAGTTGACGCTGCAATCGTACTTGTCTATCTATTTCATCTTCATCAAATTTAATTCCAGCTTTTCTAGCAGCCTCTATAAGTCTATTTTTTTCTCTTATAATTTCAGCTTCTCCTTGACCTAAAAGTATTGAATTTTGTAAAAATTCGTTTCTATCTTTAATACTTTTAGTCATATTACTATATTTCAATTCGTTCAAAGCAGCAATATCAGCTTCTTTTCCTAGCAACTGATTAATTTTTTGTTGATCAACTATTCTCTGCTCTAATTCTTTAAAAGTATCAGTTCGTTTTAATTTACCTAAATCAGATCCTGTTTTACCACCAATAAGTGCAGTTCTTTCTGCAATTAACTCTTTCATTTTAGGATCATCACTTAATTCTGCCCTTCTTAATAAACCTGACCTTTCAAAAGGTTTCGTAAATTTAGATATACCACCAAATCCTAATAATCCTTCATTTCTTATTTTATTTGCAAGAGTCGCAAATCCAGCACCCATTCTAGTAAGAAAAATATTTAGATCATTAGTAAATTGCCTTACACCTTCTCCAAAAGCTTGCAATTCTTTAACCCCATCTTCCCCTACAATTCTTGTCATTCTTTTCATTGATTCATTAAAAGCAGCTTGTTTACCTTCTGTTTGTTCTAATAATTTCAAATATTCTTCAGAGGGAGTACCTACCAAACCTAAAGCTTGTGAAACTTTTGTTATATCTAAATTTGTTTTACTTAATGCATTTCCTAATCCTGCAACTGATTGGGTAATTTGTTGAAATTGTTGAAGAACAGCAGTAGCAACAAGACCTCCTGCAAAGCCTCCCATTTGCCCACCCATTTTTGTACCAATAAATCCACCAGTAAACCCAGCAGCAGCACCTAATGGACCTTGTCCAAATAACAATGGAAATGCACCACTAACCAATGCACTTTGCAAAGCACCGCTTCCACCTCCACCTCTTGCACCTCGTCTACCACCAAATCCTCCTATTCTGTTTGCTAAATCTTTATTTTTCTTTCTCATTTGATTATTTTTCATCAATGCATTAGTCTCTGAATTTATGGATCTAACTTGTTTTTCTGTTGCTGCTGTAGCTGCTGCGTGAGCCTTAGTTCCAATTTTTAAATTATTTGCGTATTCTTGTAACGCATCGGCTGCTGCCATTTGTTGATTAGCAGTTTTACCAAATGCTCCTCTAGAGTTATTAACTGTCTTGACAAGAGCCTCCATATCCTGTCTGTATTTTTTTATTTGATTACGATCACTTTTCCCAGCTTTCCCTCCAGTACCACGAGGGTTCATTATATCTATACTGCGAATTTTATCTACACTCGCTGATAACTGATTTACTTTTTGCTTTAACCTATCAAGGCCAGATTGCCCTTTTACCCTTAAATTAATATTTACACCATATTCACCTGCCATTGGATTCG